TCATTGGATTCAAATTTTTCGTTGTAATATTCTTCACCAGATACAATCCAGCTATCATCTTTAAAACTATCTTCAAAACTATCTATTATTTGTTTTTTTTCTAGTTCTAATAATCTATTTGCTTTTCCATAAATACTTCTTATATGGTCTATTTTTGGATATTTTTTAATATCATCTATATACCAAATCAAATGTTGTAATGCAGTTTTTTCCATTTTATAAAAATTTAAGGTTTGAAATATTAAATAAATCTATTGAATTTATTGAATCTGGTTTAACATAATCAATTATACTATTTTTTAAATGTTCAGCATTGATACCTAAATCATCTAAATAATTTAAAAATCTATTATAAGTTTCGTAATCCATTGAATAACCTTTATTAGATTCGGTTAATATTTGTACAATTATACCCAAATGTATAGGGTAAAATTGATAAAATTGATAGTCACACATTTGTTTGAATTTATCTGGATTATCTAATATAATCAATGATGTTCCTTCAGCAACTGCAATTTTAGAATCAAATTTATGTAAAGCTACATATCCAACTATTTTATCAAAAATATGTTGTTTCATAATAATTTTTTTAGTTTAAATAATTGTTTTAAATTGTGTTTAAATAAGGTAAAGATTAACCAGTACTAGCTATTCTTTAAGAATTTAGCATTTAGGTACTGGTTTTTTATTATTCGTATGTAATAGTAAATTTTACTTCAGATAAAGTAAATTCATTATTATCAATTTTTTCTTCTATTTCCCTATAATATTCATATTCTTTAGCATAATTTAAAGCTAGAATTAAACAATAAGTTCTAGCTAAATCTACATTCATAAAGAATTTTTCAAATTTCCATTTTTGATGTATTTCATCAAAATCATAAGGTCTTAAAAGATTTAATTCTTTTAGTTCTTGTTGTGTTTCAGCATAAGCAGTTACTTTGTACTTCATCATTGTTTTAAGTTTTAAAAGTTTACAATATTATCAGCTAATAAACAGATAATTAAAATAATAATTACAATAATCCAATCTTTAGTTTTTTGTTTCATTTTTTAAAGTTTATTAAGATTTATAAATTTTTATGCAAAATATTCTTCTATATTATTATGTTGTAATGCTTGTTTCCTTCCTAATTCTATAGCATTTTTAAAACATTGTAATTCATCACCTAAAATATTTTGTTCGTGAATATTATTTAAAATAAAAGAAATAGTTGATATTATTAATTCTTTTTCTTCATTATTCCAGCTTTTTGATTTTTGTACTTCTTTAATTCCAGTTTGTAAATGATAAATAATCTTTAATACTGGTGTAATTGTTTTTTCTGTTGAAATTGTTTTTTTCTTTTTCATAATTGTTTTTTTTATTGTTTTAAATTTGAATAAACATTTTTGATTTTTCACTATATATTATTTGAATAGGTTCAAAATAACCAGCACTACGTAAATTTTTTCCAGTTAATGTGTATGTATTATCTTTTGTTTTTTCTATTTCTAATTCAGATTGACAATATCTAGTAGCACTAGAACCAAGATGACCTATAGCAGTTCTATCTTTTTTTCCAAGATGTAAGATGAGAATTATTAAAACATCAAATTGTTTTGCAAATTTTCGTATTATTTTAATTAATCTTTTAGATTCTTTTTCAGAATTAAAATCAGTAATCATATCCAATACTCCGTCAATTGCTAAAATGCAACATTCTGGATGATGTTTAAGATAGGTAAAAATTAAATGTATTATATCATTTTCAGATTGTTCAACAACTGAAAAAACATCTAGAGAATCATAGATATTTTCTGTTTTAGCTAGTTTTTTTATCATTCTAGCTTTATTTTGAAAATCTAAGGGACTTTGTTCAGTATCAAAAACTGCAATTTTATATTTGTTGAGATGTTTGTAGGTAATAACTTTCATTCCGTAAACTTCGGAATTGCTAATTGTACTAGCTATAATACCAGCAAGGAAAGTTGATTTACAAGATTTAGGAAGTCCAACGATATTGATGAAATTTCCAGATGAACCAATGATTTGAGAATCAATAGAAAGATATATATTGTCATCTGGTATAGGTGTATTAGCATCTATTTTACAACTTTGTAAAAGTTGTAAATAGTTCTTATTTTCAGACATAGTAATTTTTTTCAACCTAAAATTGAAAAATTATTCTGAAACTACCAAAAATATTTTATTTAAATAAAATTGCTTATATTAAGCAATTAAGATAGGAATAGATTTTTTTCTAATATACGTCTATTAGTTAATCCTTTTGATTCAATTAATTTACCATTAACATTAATTTTATTCCAACGTAAAAACTGATTAGCTACATCATTTTTATCAGAACCAGAATTTAATAAATTTAATAATGTAGATTTTTTTAATGCATTTATACCTATATTATAAGCTAAAGATGTAATTGAATCTAATTGATTTTGATTAACTGGTACTTTTATTAATTTTTTTATTTCTAATTGTTTATTTGCAATTTCATATCTCAACCAACGTAATGCAGTTTTTTCAGTAATAATATCAGATTCAATTACTGGTCTATTTTCATCAATATTATATGTAGAACCAAAACCAATAGTAAAAATACCTTTTTGGTCTTGATATGCTTTTAATTTTAATCCTTCAAATTTCTTTATTAAACTTTCTAAAGAAGACATAATTTTTTTTCTAGAATAAAAAAGTATTAATAATAAACCAGCACTAATGTAAAATAATTTTTTATTCTGGTTTGACATCTTTTATTTCATTTACAATATTTTGGAATGCTTGTAATATTTGATTTACTGATTCCATATTTTTGAAAATTCCATTTGCAATTGATAAATCAATAGTTGCTTTAATAATTTGTAGAGATTGTTCTTTATTCATTGTTTTAAGTTTAAAGGTAAAAAAGGTATTAAGGAGTCAATAATTGTATAGTATAATTTGCACCATTAATTGTTACTTTTAAATGATTTGCAGTTGCAGTGTGTACCCCAGTAGCAATTAAATTTGCACCATTAAAAGTTAATTTATTTGCACCAAAAGTAAATTGTGTTGAATTTGTGGCGCCCATTGTAATACTAGAAGCACTATCATTAATAATAATATTTGTGTTTCCGTTGTATGCGCCAAATTCGGCTACATTATTGCTTAATCTAAAACCAAATTTATTTCCATTTGTAAAGGTTTGTATTAAACTATTATTAATATCAAAATTTAACAAATATTGTTCAGTTCCAAAATTGTAGGTTTCCGTATCAAATCTAAAATCAATACCTTTAATCACTCCACCTTCATATGTTCTAATAGTTTGGTTAATATCTTTTATAATTAATCTAGTTCCGTTAACATTTCCCAAAAAATCACCTAATACAATTTCTACCGGAGTTGAAACAACAACATTATTATTATTATTGTCCTCATCTCTACCAAAATAAAATTCAGTATTATCAAAATCTAAATATATTCCCTTATTTATACCACTATATATTGTTCTTAAATTAAGATTATTATGGTCATTAAATAAATAACTATCTATAAAAGTTCCGGCTTGATTATATGGTATGTATTGACTTGTTGGATTAACACTACCACCAGAACCAGTACCAATTAAAAACCAAGAATCACCATCAGAACGATATATATTTGATTCATCTGTAGCAATAAATATAGTACCAATTGCAACATCAGTTGCTGGTGGTCTATTTTCAATAACATCAGAAATTATTGCTGGACTACCTAATATGTTAGTAACTGAATTATTTATATTAATCATTATTTTACGTATATTTTTCTAAATATTGTACAACTTTTAGTTCCAGTTCCAAAACTAATTCTATAAATTGTTCTATCTATTTCATCATTATTTGCAGTAAAACTTATTGAACTTCCAGCTGGTAATGTTAAAGCATTATTTAAAGTTATAACAGATAATCCAGAATTAAAAAAAGTAATATCAGCACAATCACTTCTTACTTCTTGTTGACTATTTAATGTTAAAACATCTATTTTGTAATTTTGCATTTTATATAAATTTTTTTCTTATTACTGCAAATTGTTGTGCATTACTCATAAATAAATCAGCACACACTACAATTTTATTATCTGTTATTTCATTTTCGTTACCATTAAAAACTATAGAATCATTTGCTTTTATTGGTATGTTATTTACATAAATATCTAAAGTGCCAGTATTTCTTATTGTAATTGAATTGTATTTAGATGTAGTGTTAATTAATATACATACTTCTAAATCACCACCAGTTGCATATTGTCTAAAACTATATTTATCAATTGTATTATAATAAGATTTATTCATTATATGGAACATTGTTTGTTTCAAGCCATTTTATAGCATTTGCTTTTCTTTTTTGACATCTAGCTTTTCTACGTGGATTCTTTATAGAATCACAATTTTGTTTAGCATATTTTCTATATAAACGAATCTTTAATTTTTTAGACAATCCAGTTTTCTTTTTTCTTTTTCTTCTTATTCTTACATTAGGTTGTCCTTTTGGAGTTTTAATAATAACTTCAGAAATATCTTGTACATTATCTAGAATTTCTTTTGCTTTATTTAATTTTTTATCTATTCCGTCTTCTTCATATCCAGCATTTAATTGTACCTTTTTACCAGTTTCTGAATCTGATTCATCTGTTTCAGTTCCTTTACTGGTTGTTTCAGATTCTTCTGAATCTGTTTCAGCACCACCATATTTTTTATATAAAAAGTAACCACCTACACCAGCAATTGCTAAATATAATAATGTATTTTTTTTCATTTTATTTGTATTTTGGTAATTTATTTACAATATTTAATACTATTGATAATTCATCTGAATTTAATCCACTAGCAAAATTAAATTGATTTTTACCTTTTTTTAAAAATTCTAATAAATCAGATTTATAATTTTGTTGAAAAACATCAGCTAAAAAACTAACTTGACTTTGAGATTTTAATTGTCTAAATACTGAATATATTTCTGATTCATCATCTGAAATATATCCCATAGCATTATAAATTCTTTTAGCTAATTGATTAGCAAAATCTTTTTTTAATAATAAAGCACCAGCACCAGCTTTTTTATAAAATACTGGTGAAAAAGGATTTTCAGAATTAGGTAAATTAGATTGATTATTTACTAAAACATCTTCTTTTGTTTGTACAATACCTAATTTTTGTAATATTGGTTTTAATACACCAAAATAAGCTATAGCACCAAATAAAACATATTTAATAACTTGTTGTTCTTCTTTTTTCATTATAACATTTTTAATAACATCTGAAATTGACTTGTTTCCATTTCAGATAACTTTTTATAATGTTCTATTGTAGCACCTTTTTGCAATGTAATTGCTATATATTTATTTAAATTTGCAATATCAGATTCAGTTAATTCAGATTTTTGTTCTGTTACAGAACCAGCTATTGCAACATTGTTTGTTTTAAATACTTTAGAATTTACCCAATTACTAATTCCAGAAATCAACATTGTTTTAATTTCTTGTTGTGCAAATAAATTATTTACAAAACCCATTATAGTTTCTGGTTGTTCTTCTTCTTCTTCAGATTCTGAATTTAATTGTGAATCTTTTAAAGCATTCAATTCAGTTTTTAATAATTCTAATTCTTTTTTTAAATAGTAAGAATTTGAATCAACATTATGAACTTTTTCTACTGGTTGAACTATTTTAGTATTATAATGATTTTTTTTGTCAAAAACATTACCTTTTGTAATTGCATTATGTAAATAAATGTAAACATTATTATCATAATTATTTTCTGAACAATCATCTAACCAATCAGATAATATTTCTTTTGCTTCATCATAATCTTTACCAGAATATGAAAGATGAACATTATTACCTTCTTGAATGCTGAAAATCGGTAATTTTTTATTTACCGATTTTTCAAAATAATTTAATATTTGTTCTTTACCAATGTAAAATGCTTTAGCCATTTTTTATTAATCTTTGAAATAAACTTGAATTAAATATGATATATCTGTTGTATTTCCTAGTGATGAAGAAACATTAATGTAACATTTTTCCCAGTAAACAACTTGACTTTGTAAATCAAACATTTGTCTAACAAAAGGATTAGTTGATGAATTTTGAATTCTATGTAATATTGAAAAAGGAACTAATTGAATCCATTCACCAACATTTTGTCTGTTATTAACATCATCTAAATATAATGTCAAATAACTTTTTTGCATTTGTGTATCAGTAATAACTGCATTACCAGTTGGACTTGCATTTACATCACCAGAATTTAAAATTTCTATTGATGTAATTTTTTTTCCACGTAGATATGGCTGGTCTTGAAATTGAAAACGTCTAGCACCAGAATTTGCTGGTACTACCAATTCTATTAACTGACTTTTATATACTTTAGGCATTTTTAAAAAATTTAAAAAAGGACATTAAGTGTTTATAATGTCCTTTTGTATGAAAAATATTAACTGACTGGTGTTACATTTTGAGCTAAAATTCCACGTAACAATAAAGTTACTATTGTTGTTTTACTAGCTTGTAAAGTTCCTACTGCATTAGGTAATGTTAAATTAATTTGATTGTTTTTACTACCTATCAAAACAATATTTGGTTCAACACTAAAACTAGTTGCAGTTGCACCATCTATTTGGTCTTGATTTACACCAGATGCTAATGTTGCATTCTGTTGTGTTTGTGGAACGTATAAATGTCTTTCAACATCCCAAGCAGTTAAAATTGTTCTATTATTTACTGAGATTGATAGCACCCCTTGATAAAAATTATACAAAGCACTTTTTGCACCAGAAGTTGTAAATAAATTCGAATTCGGATATGAAATAGGGTAATATTCAGTATCAGTTGCACTCGAAGCTAAACCTAAAAACATTTGAATACTTCCAACGTAAAACGCATCCTGAAGGTTCAAACGTTGTTCCGTTACCCTTTGGCTAGTTGATGTTGATGAACTATCATTAACCAATACTGGAAACTGGTATGATGTTCTATTAGTTGCTAGTGTTACTTCTAATCTTAAAAAAGATTGTGATAAAATAGCTGTTGCTGGATTTGCACCAGCACGTGTAATTGCTCTATAAGCATTTTTGTACACTAATCTTGCATTGATTTGACTCATTTTTTTTTGTTTTAGAGTTGTTTATATTTATTATTAAATTAAAGGTAAATAAGGTAAATTATATTAATAATCATAATCATCATCACCAGACATAATGCCTTCATCTGTAAATCCCATATCATCCATATCATCACCAGCTAAAATTGATAAATTATCATCACCAGCAATTGTGTTAAGATTATCATAACCAGACATTGAATCATCAATGTATGTCATATCATAAGCACCTAAACCAGATAATACATTAAATTCTTGTAACATAGTTACTCCACCATTAACAATCATTCCAGTTCCTAAACCTTTACCAATATCAGATTTGATAAATTTAGGTAAAAATAATCCTAATGCAATTTGACCACCAGCCAAGATTTTAGGATTTACTTTGTCAGATAATTTTGATTGAACCATTTTACCAATTACTGCACCAGCAACAGATGAAGCGATAAAACCAATGTTACCTTTGATTCCAGACATTGCAGAATGTCTTCTACGTTTGTGATGTCTTTTTTTTGAATGTCTTCTTTTAGCCATTTTTTTGAATTTTAAATTTTTAAATTATTGTTTGTTGTGGTCTTTACTGAACAATCCAACTAAAAAAATACCAATTCCAGTTATTATTGAATTGTTATCGTGATGTTGAATTCCATTCACAAAAACTGGTAACCCAGTGAAAGCACCTACTATCGTTGTTAATATGTGTTTAAATACGTTGTTGAACATTTTTATTTTTTTAAAAAGTTTAATAATAATTTATTTTGTTCTTCTATTCTAGCTAATCTTTCAGAAATATCTTTTATATCAGTTAATTCTTTTTCAATTGCTTTTAATCTTGAATTAAAACTACCATACACAATACCTAAAGTAAATACAAAACAAATTGTTTGTATAATGATTCCTGAATAATCCATTATTATTTTTCTGTAAAGTTTCCTAAATCAAATTCTTGTTTTGTTTCTTCAGCTAATTCGTGAGCTAATAAATTTCTATCGTGTACGGACATTAGTTCATACCATTTATCACCTCTGCTTCCAAATTCTTTATTATATTTTTGTAAAGCATTATCTATAAAATATCTCCAAAGTTTACTAGCTTTATCAATATCAAAAGTTCCTTTTTTATATTTTTTTGATAAATTAATTAAAATAGGTCTTCTTTGTTGATAATATAATTGACTATCATTTGTTGCCCATAAATACAATTCATTAGCCATATCTTTATCAGTATAATCTGGTATTCCATTAATTCTAGATTTTCTTCCAGACATAACACTAATTCTTACGTTATGTGATTTAGTATCTTTGTGATAAGATTTTGCACTTTTTTTTGCAACTTTTTTCTTTGCAGTTTTAGTTACTCCAGATACTACTGAATAACCTTTAAAATGTCCTTTTTTATCACGTTTTTGCATTAAGGTTTTAGAAGTTTTAGTTTTCTTTGTTTCACCTTTTTGTATAATCTTAACTGCACCTAAACTTTTACTAGCTTGTTTAATTGCATCAGTCCATTTTTTATACTTTCCAGTTGCATATAGCTTTTTAGCTTTTGCAGTAATTAACTTTAATTTATTAGGCATTATTTTTTCTTTTTTAATAAGTAATAAGCACCAACTAAACCAGCACCAATTAACAACATATTTTTATTTGACATACCAGAAACAGATTCAGAATCAGAACCAGAATCAGTATTTTCTGTTAATTCAGACATTTCATTACCTTCAGAAGTTTCATCACCTTCAGCACCACTCTTTTTTAACAATGGTAATAATGCAACTAATATTGTTGTAGCACTAGCAATAATCGCAGCAGTTGAAATTGGTTCACCTACAGAATCTAATTCATAACCAGAAATACCCCTTTTTCTTTTATATTTTGCATATGCTTTTTCTATAGTATTACGTAATACTTTAGCATTCCCACCTAATTTGCACCATTTTTCCATAATTTTTTGGTGTGTATCTGGATTCTGAATAGCATTATGTAATTTAACTGCAAGTTTTTTTACATTTAATCTAACTAAAAGTAAAAATGATTTTCTAGGTATTGTCAAGGCAAATTTAGTTGCTATTCTACCTTTACAATTAATTCCAAATCTACGTCTATTTCTACGTTCTTTTCTTCTAGATTTTCTTTGACTTCTTCTTTCCCTTCTTTCACTTCTACTTCTTCTACCTATAGAATCTAATTCAATTTGACCGAATGCATCTTTAACATTGTTATTTGAATCACAACAACAACCTATTCCAGATATTTTATATAAAGCCATATTTTTTTATTTTATTATTTTATCAATTTTGTTAACATAAAATTTTTTGTAATCAAATTTGTTAATAACTGCATCCAACCAAATTTCTTTATCATTTTTTCTAACTACACAAAAAACGTGATGTGGTTGATTTGAAAATAATTTATAATTTGCAAACCTATACATTAAATCAACATCTTTTTTTATGAATCCCTTTCTTTGCAAACTTGAAAGGATTCCTAACGAAAATTGTGAATAATGCTTACAATCATTTAATCCAGATACATAAATACCAGTACTTATAATTGCTGAAGGACTTTTAACACTCTGTCTTTCATCTGGTTCAATTGAATATTTTACATTTTCTTTTAAAAAATTGTAAATATATCTACACGTATCTTTTAAATTTCCTTTCCAGAAATATTCTGATATTTTATCGTATTGACTAGAATAAACTTTTTGTGCATTCAGCAATTGTGATATAATATCTTTTGTATTTTGATAATTAGTAACCAGTACCTTATTATTTTCAAAAGGTTTTAATCTTTTTAATAAAAAATCTTTGTTCATTAAAATTTAGCTATTGTTTGATTAATAGGTATTAATAAACCAGAACTATTAATGCTACCATTAAAAGTAACATTGAATTTTTCTTTATTTCTATATAAATCATATAAAGTTGTTGCAACATTCAACAAACCAATTTGAACTTTTACTTTATATAATATTGTTTCTTTTGCTGGAATTTGAAATTTAGATGTATTAGAAATTGTTGCAAAAGAATTACCATTTATTATAACATCACCAACAATAGAATCAATTGTAATTGGTGTTGATGAAGGATTAATAATTTGAAATCTAACATACATATCTGGTATGTTGAATCCAGAACTAGAACCAAATAAAATATCGTGAAAATTAACTTTTAATGATTTACCAGCTTTTGCTTTACTCATAAAATAGAATAAAATCAAACCAGCACCAGCAATAATAAAAGGAATGGATTTTTTCATACTGCAATTTCATTAATTAATGCAGTAAAAAATGTATTTATAGAATTATTAGTAAAAATATCAACTTTAACTTGCAGTGTTGCCTATAAGCACACGCAAGTTAATTATTTTTTTTTACAATTAAATTTTTTGACAATTAGTGTGAAATTTACCTTATTTACCTTTAAATATTAATTTGTAGATATTAATATGTAGTTTTGAAAATTGTTTTAAGGATTCACAATGTTTGGTTAAGAAAAAACCTTCTGTTTCTACAGAAGGTTTGTTATTTTTGTTATTATGTTTAAAATTTTTGCTTTATTCTTTATTTTAGGTCTGTTTTTCTTGTTTTTTAGTATCTGGTTAATGTATTTTATTGTTAATAAAATAATAGGTCTTTATTTTGTCTTAAAACGATTAATCCAGTTTTTGTTGATGTGAAAATTTTCTTGAATCTTTGAAATAATAATTGATATAAATAACATTTATTTTTTTACAATATTTTTCAAAATTAGATTTATTTTTTTCATCAATTCGGTACTTTAAAAATTTATTATCTTTTGTACAACAAATTGCATTGTATTTAATTTTATTCATTACATTTGTTTTTTATTTTCATATAGAATTTTTTTCAAAAGAAATCCAGTCAAAATTGACTGGATTCCTTTTTTAATTTATATCTTGCTTTGTCTTTACAACTTCTGGAACAATAAACAGAATATATCCTTTTATGAATCAATCCACATTCCCAGCATTCTCTTTTTAATTCCCTTTTTTTAATTTTGTATTGTGATTCTTGAACCAGTTCAAATTGTATGTTAGGCATTATTTCACGTAACTTGTCAAAATCTTTAGCAGTATAATAAATACAATGTTTTTTTGCTTTATCATCATTAAAAAGATAATTATTTAATCTTACTGGTTTATTATGCACAAAAATAAAATTTACATAATAATACTTATTTTTTGCTAGATATTTATTCATTGGATTCAAATTTTTCGTTGTAATATTCTTCACCAGATACAATCCAGCTATCATCTTTAAAACTATCTTCAAAACTATCTATTATTTGTTTTTTTTCTAGTT